CCATCCACCGTATCCGGTTCGGCGAATCGCCTAACTTGGAAATGGTTCCGGAAGGCAAGGAGTATCCCGAGAAGAGCGTCGGCGATTCGAAGGAATCCTACAGCGTCCAAAAGTACGGTGCCTTGTTCACCGTGTCTTGGGAAACGGTCGTCAACGATGACCTTGACGCCATCAGCCGCATCCCAGCCATGCACGGCAACGCTGCTCGGCGGATGCAGAATAAGAAGGTTTACGAAGTGCTGACCAGCAACCCAACCATGGGCGATGGTTTCTCTTTGTTCTCTTCTTCGCACGCATCCGGCGACAACACCTCGGGCAGTGCTGCTGCTCCAGCGGTTGCAACGCTGTCGACTGGCTTCGAAAAGATGATGCTGCAAAAGGGCATCAGCTCCGATGCCATTCTCGGCATTGTGCCTCGCTTCTTGATCGTGCCGGCCAACTACTCGGCGGACGCCTTGCAGTTGATGGCTTCGACTGCCGACCCTGCCGCCGGCGGAAGTGCTGCTGGTAACGCCAACACGGCCAACATCTACGGCCCTGGCGGTGCTCGCTCGCTCAATGTGATCGTTGAGCCGCAGCTTGATGGTGCCTCAACCACCAACTGGTATTTGGCCGCCGACCCAGCCCAGATCGACACCGTCGAACTTTGCTTCTTGAGCGGCGAGGAATCGCCAGTCCTCGAGAGCGAGTGGGACTTCGCGACGGACACCTACAAGTACAAGGTTCGCCAGACCTTCGGCGTGAAGGCCATCGATTGGCGTGGCCTGTTCCGCAACTCTGCCTGATCTAACGGCTAACTCTCTGCCCGCTGCCTAACTGGGCGGCGGGCTTTTCGGCAACACAACAACTCACAACAAAGGTTCAAATAAAATGGCTGGTATTCGAGATTTCGCGATTTTTGAGGATGACTTCTTCGGCGGTCAAACGTACGCCGCAACGGTTGGCGAAGGCTTCTGGAAGGTGACCGACACCTCCTCCAGTGGAACTCCGACCTACGCAAGCGTGACTCCTTCGGCAACTGGCGAAGTGGCTTTGACGCTGGAATCGACTGGCGAAGTTCAAAACGTCTGCTTGGACTTTGGTAACAAGCTTTGCTTCGACATCGACAACATTCAACGCTTTGAAACTCGCGTCAAAGTGTCTGGTTGTACCTCTGGCACCACGATCGTTTGGGGTTTGCAGTCGAATCGTGCTGACGACACTGACTCGACTACCAACAATGCTCAGTTTAAGATGGTCGGTGCGACCTCGACGACCGCTGTCGTTGTCGAGACCGATGACAACGTCTTGGACTTGGACGACAAGGCAACCGGCAAGACTTTGGCGACGACCTATAAGGAGTTCGTCATCGACTTTTCGGCCGGCAAGAACGACGTCCGATTCTTCATCGACGGCGATCGCGTTGCAGCTTCGACGACCTTTGACATGGGCGAAGCCACCGGAAGCCTGCAACCGTTCTTCCAGATCCAGAAGACCTCCAGTGCCAACATTGACGCGGTGACGATCGACTACGTTCGCGTAGAGTCGAAGCGATAATTATGACGCTGCACGACACGATCCAGGCTGATGCCGATAGCGTGTTCTGCAACGCCGACGACTTTGCCGAGCCGGTTACGTACTACCCGCGTGCCGGCGAGGCAAGGACGATTAATGCGGTTGTTCTTCGCGAACAGCTTGCAGTACTGCCAGAGGATGGCGATTCTGTCCTGCCTGTGTTTGAAATCCACGTTGCCAACAACTCGGAAACTGGGATTGCAAGCCACGAGCTAAACCTTGGCGGCGACGCCTTAGAGTTCGCCGTAAGGGTCGGTCAGCAGGCCAGCAAGCGTTCTATCCTCAAGCTACTTGGCCACGACGAAGGAATGTTGGTGCTCGAATGCCGCTGACGTATACAGTCGAAGAGCGAATCGCTCGCGAGCTACATCGCCGGCTTCGACTGATGCTTAGCAGCACGAGCTATCAAACCAAAGTTCGATCGGTTATACGGCCGACCCGCTTAGGCAACTTTACTCCAGACCATTTGCAAATTGTGTTGACGATGGGCGAGACGGTGGAAGTTGACGAACTAATGTATCCAGGCAACCCAGTCGGGCTTGCCCGTGAGCTGACGTTCAACATTCATTGCCATTTGCTTACCGACGAAAACAGCAGCACCGCGATTGATCAAGAGGTTTCGCAGTTTGCGGCCGACGTTCAAAAGGCGGTCTGCATCCCAGCGGCTACCTGGCATACCTTTGATGGCAACGCGATCGATGCGGCATGGAAGGCGAAAGAGCTTATCAACGCCGACGGCGGGATTGATGGCGTAAACCTGCCGCTAACTGTGCTATACCGAGTCTCTGAACTAGATCCCTACGCGACGAGACTATGATCAATATTTCGGTTGACAAAGAAAAGATCCGCAAGCTTTCTTCGTTGCTAGAAAACAACGCAAAGAAAATAAAGAGAGAGCTAGCAGTTGCCGTCAATGAAACGGCCAAAATGACAAAGTCCAAGATTGCTAAGCTAATTGCAATTGAGGTGAATTTAACTCAGCGTGAAATAAAAAAAGGAATTATTGGAAAGCGGGCAACGGCAGCAATGCCACAAACTGAAGTCATTTTGAAAAAAGGTTTCAGGTATAGCATCAAGCATTTTAAGCCAGAGCAAAAAGATGGTGGCGTCAAAGTCAAGGTAAGAAAATCCGGAAAATCAATCTTGATTCCTCATGCGTTTATGGGGCCAAAACCTGGAGTGTCCTTAGTAAGATTCAAGGGGCACGCCTTTAAGAGACTCGGCAAAAAAAGGCTGCCAATTATTCTCTTGCGAGGGCCTTCTGCGTACGGAGCATTTACTAAAAACAATCACCTGGCACCGACTGTTAAAGAAACGAAAAAACGGTTCGCATACGAAATTGATCGTCGCATTCGCAAAATTGAACTTGAATTGGAAGGCAAGATATAAGGGAAAATCATGACGCTGCTAAAACGAAAAAGAGTGCTTGCCGCCAAAGTCGAAGCGACTGTCGGGACGGCTGAGTCCCTGACTGCTAGCGAGGCTGCATTCAATGCCTACGATGTCATGATCCAGCCCGAGATTGACTTCGAGGAGCGAGAAGGGCAAGGCTCGTTTGGCTATCTGGCAAGCGTGCCTGGAGGGTACAAGGGTACTGCTAGCTTCAAGACAGACATAAGCTGGGACGGCACCGGCGATCCATCATGGGTGACGACGTTTTTCCCAGCTTGCGGATTGGTCAAGGATACTGGCGTATGGTACCCAAAGACGGCAGCACCTGGCAGCGACGTTAAGACGCTGACGATTGGCTGCTATCAGGACGGTATGTTTAAGTCGATTCGCGGAGCTGCTGGCACGTTCAAGATCAACTTGGCAACTGGCAAGCGAGCTACCATCGAGTGGACGTTTACCGGGATTTGGGTGACGCCTACAGACTCGGCAATCATCGACCCGACCTATCCTGGATTCGAAACGCCGACTGCTGAAATGCCACTGCGGGCGGCTGGCGTACAGGCTAGCTTCAACTCGATCGCTCTTTGCTATGAGACGGCAACCATCGACCTCGGCAACGAAATTATGATGCGTGAATGTGCCACGGATGCCAGCGGCTTTCACTCGGCACTCATCACCAACCGCAAGCCGATGGTTACCGCCAACCCAGAGGCAAAGCTAGTTGCCACGCGGCCAAGCTACACCAACTGGCTTGCCAGGCTAGAGGCATCGCTATCGATCGGGCTAGCCAGTGCTACTGGAAACGGGTCGTTTGTCTTCGCGGCACCTAAAGCCCAGATCATTAACATTCAAGAAGGCGACCGAAACCGCCTAGTAACTGACGAGCTTGAGTGGCAGTGCAACCGCAACGCACAAACAGACGACCGAGAGTTTTCCATCACCTTTACGGATAACAGCTAACGTATGCCAAGAAAATTAGAAAGCGGCGGAACTTATAGCTACGTCTTGAAAACTGACCGAGACAAGCAACCGCCGCCAACCTTCAAGCTTCGAATTCTGAGCGGGCGAGAAGATGACAAGCTTCGCGATATTGCAAGCGACTTTCAAAAGCAAAGTAGCAACGCGGAAAAAGCTAATTTAATTCGTGACGCGTTGGAAATTGTTTTGGCCGGCTGGGAAAACATGGGCGGGCTATCCTTTACACTTGACGAAGCGGAAAATCTTTTAACTCGACGTGAGTGCTGGGAGCTTATTGGAGACGCAACACTGGAGGCTAGCTTAACGCCAGAAGAGCGAAAAAAGTTAGAGTCGCCGCCTTCATCCGAAACGGGCTGACTTGCAAAAGATGCAACTATGACGAGTGCCAAAGCGGAATCGGACCGAACACGCCGGCGGATATTGAATGTCCTATGTGCGATGGGATTGGCTGTCAGCACTGCATTGACGGTTATTTTCAATTGACAACATGCGGAAAAAAGTTTGTCGATCCTTATCTAGCAAGAGCGGTAAACATGGCAAGCCATGCTGAAAAAGGATTCTTGCCAG